GGTTCGAAGTCGAAGGCCACCCGCGGGCAGAGCGGTTCAAGCCAACGGCCGAGCCGATCCCGCCAGCGGGTGCGGATGTCGACCCGATCGCGCACGATGACCGCAAGATGGTCGAGGGCGAATGAGCAGAACGCGGGCGGACCTGGTCGGGAAGGCGCTCGACGTTCTCGGCATATCGGCGGTCGGGCAGACGATCGACGCCGACACCGCCAAGATCATCGACGACGACATCGACACGGTGCTCAAAAGCCTCGCCGCCCGCGAGCTCGTCTACATCCCAAACCCTGACGCCGTCCCTGACGAGGTGTTCATCCAGGTCGCCATCCTGGTGGCTGACTCGAACAAGCAGAATTTCGGGCTGCAACAGGACGAGCTCGACAAGCTTGCGGTGTCGGTGCTGACGGCTGAGAGCCAGATCCGCGCGATCGTGCGCGGCCGGCCGACCTACGAGCGGCTGCGGAACGAGTACTACTAATGCCGACGCCAAAAATACCGTTCCCGGTGTCGACCGCGCCTGGCGGCCAGCCGCTCGAGGGCGCCGGCCGGCTGATCAACTGCGCCGCCGAGCCGACGATCGACGGGCGTTCGGTGCGCCACCGGCAACCGGGCCTGACGACGTTTTGCACCACCACGCAGAACGGCTACCGCGGCGGCCTGCTGGTGACCAATTTCATGCTGATCGCCTTCAATGGCCGGCTGCAGAAGGTCGACGCCACAGGTGCAGTTTCTGACGTTGGCGCGCTCGCCGGCACCAAGCCGGTATTCATGGCGCGCAACAATCTGGTGCCGACCTGCCAGGTGGCGATCGTCACCGAAAACGGCGCGTTCCTGACTGACGCCACTGGCGCAGCGCCGATCGCCTGGCCGGACGCTGATCTGCCGTTCCCGAACAGCGTATGCTTTCAGGATGGCTATTTCTTCTTCGGCATCGGCGACCGGCGGGTGTTCGCCACCGGCATTAACTCATCCTCGGTCGATCCGCTGTGCTTCACTACGGCGGAGAGCAAATCGCAGGACGCGCTGATCCGCGTGGTGGCGCACAAGGGCCTCTTGTTCATCTTCACCACGGCGGGCTGCGAAGTATGGAGCGACACGGCTAATCCGGCACCGGGTTTCCCATACTCGCGGCTCGCCGTGCTCGATCGTGGCCTGATCGCGCCGACCGCGGTCGCCGGCTGGGAAGAGGGTTTCGGCAACATGCTGTGGGTCGCCGACAATTGCGGCGTCTACCGGCTCGGCGCCGGCCTGCAGCCCGACAAGGTGAGCTCACCGGACCTCGATCGGCTGATCCAGGCGCAGGCGAAGGTCGACCCAACCCAATTGCAGGCGGGCTGCTACACGGTCGCGGGCAAATCGTTCTGGACGATTTCGGGGCCGGGCTTTACCTGGGAATTCAACCTCGAAAGTCAGAAGTGGAACGAGCGCATGAGCCTCGTTCTCGGCCAGTTCACCCGGTGGCGCGGCATGTTTGGCACGCTCGCGTTCAATAAGTGGCTGCTCGGCGATACGCAGACCGGCAGCATCGGTGCGATCGACGGATCGAGCTACCGCGAATTCGGCACGCAGCAGGTTTGTCGGATTGAAAGCGGAGCGGTGGCAGACTTCCCGGTTCGCACCAGGGTCGCTCGAGTTGATTTTGAGTTCCAGCCGGGCGTCGGCATCGCCACCGGAATTGATCCGATCGAGGTCAATCCGACCGTCGAAATATCGTGGTCGGACGACGGCGGCACGAAATGGAGCGTGCCGATCATGCGCAAGCTCGGCAAGCAGGCTGATGGCCGACACGCCTGCTACGCAACATCGCTCGGCACGTCATCCCGCTATGGTCGCCGGTGGCGGCTCGACATCGCCGACCCGGTCTATGTCGGCCACATCGGCGGCACGCAATCCACCACGGTGAGGGCACCGTAATGCCGCTCACCCAACCCAAGCCGCTGCCGCAACAGCCGCACGTGCCGCTGGTCACGGTCGACGTTGGCTCGGGCATGGTCGCGGTGCCGCGGCCTTGGATCGAATGGCTAGCCTCTGCAGACGCGATCCTGCGGCTCGTCGCTCATGCAAACACGGTGGCCGCCAACGATGCTGCGGCCGCCGCCGCCGGGGTGCCTGTGGGCGCGTTCTACCGCAACGGCAGCGCGCTCCAAATCAGGGTGGTTTAGAATGGGCCTGTTCGACATCTTCTCTTCTGCTCCGCAGGAGCAGGCTGCTGCTGCTCAACAGGCTGCACTGCAGCGTGGTCAACAGCAAGGCACTGATCTCCTAAATCAGGGACTCAATCTCGGTACCCAATCCTATACGGCGGGGATCTCGCCTTTCTTGGCAAACCTCGGCACCACGCAGCAAGGACAAACTGCCTACGCCAACGCGACCGGCGTCAACGGGCCGCAAGGCAACGCGCAAGCGGTGGCGAATTTCCAGGGCAATCCCGGCTATCAGTATCAACTCGACCAGGCGACGCAGAACTACATGCGCAATCAGGCATCGACCGGCGCGCTCGGCTCGGGCAACACAGCGGCGGGAATTACCGGGCTTGCCTCGAACCTCGCCAACCAAAACTGGGGCCAGTACGTGCAAAACCTGCAGCCCTTCATCGGTGCCTCGACCGCGAACGCTGGCGGTGCGCTGCAGGGCTATTCCGGGCTCGCCGGTCAACAGGCATCAAACCTCGGTCAGCAGGCCAGCATGGCCTACGGCACCAACGTCGGCATTGGCAACGCGCAGGCCGCGGCTGCCTTGGCGCCGCAGCAGGCGTCGCAGAACTTATGGAATTTTGGGCTCAATGCCGCCAAGACGGCGGCCGCCTTTATCTAGGGTGATCTAATGCCCGCTTGGGACAATGCTCAACTTCCGGCTCCGCCGAGCCTCGTGGTGCCGAAGGCCGACTTCTCGGCGCTCGGCGACCTCGGGCAGGCTTACTACCAGGGCCAGCAACTGCAACGTCAGCAGGCTATCCAGACCGCATTCAAGGAAGGACTGCCGAAAGACGCGAGCGGGCAGCCCGACTACAAGGCTGCGGCCCAGAAGCTGTTCCAACTCGGTGACTATGCCGGCGGGACCAACCTGTTGAAGCTCGAGTACGGTTTGCGGGACACTCCGACACAGCCGAGCCCGTTTGATCCAGGGGTCGCGCCAGGATCGCAGCCAGCCGCTCGACCTTCCATGCAGCCGCAGCCTGTCGCGGCTGAGCCGCCAGGGCCGCAAGCGCCGCAGGGGCCAACGCAGAGTGGGATCGGCCCCATCGCTGATGCGACGGTCGGGCCGGCGCAGCCGATCCCGCCCGACATGTCGACTGCGGACGCACTTGGAAATGTACGCAGAACCGGGCAGGTGGTGCCGCCGCAGACCGGGCCGGCGGGGCCTTCTGCGCCTGGGCCGCAGGCACAGGTGCAGCCGCAACAGGTATCGACCGCCGCCGCCGATGCGCTGGTGCCGGATCGATTGAGAGGCAGGATGAGCGCGCCAAATTGGCGCGATTATCTCCGCAGTCAGCAGGATCTTGCAACTCAGCAGGCGCAAGAAGCAAACCGGAAGAATACCGCGCTTGGTATGAAAATTGATACGGCGCCGCTGCTCGCACGCGCGAAAATGTTTGGTGATGCCGCGGACAAGATCGACGCCGCGCTTGCGCCGACCGAGGGACAGAAGGATGTTTTGGCTGGGGTACCGAAGAACAAACAATATCTAGAAGAGGAGGCCAAGCGCGGTGGGGCGCTCTACAACGGCATTCAAGGAGCGGCGCGGGCCTACGATGAAATGAGGCCGCATCTCGATGCGATGACCTCGATTTTCAAGGATCCAAATTTCTATTCAGGCACGGGAAGTCAGCTAAATCTTGCCTACAAGCGCGCACTCGTCGCGCTCGGCGGCGATCCGAACGTCGCTCTGCCGCAAGAGGCGATTAAGAAGGTGCTGGCGCAGAATATTCTCAATCAGGTCAACCAATTGAAATCGGAAGCGGGTGCGATGGGCCAGGGTGGCGGTCGCATCTTCCAGTCGCAGATCAAACTGATGGAGGATGCAGCGCAGAAATCCGACAACAGCCCGGCCGCGCTGCGCTACCTCACCGAGCTTGGATACAGGACCGGCCAGCACATTCAGGAGGTGCAGGATCTCGCTGACAAATACAACGGCGGGCGTCTCGACAACGGCTTTAACTCGATCCTCGCGAAATACAATCGCGAGCATCCAATGTTCAGCGCGGCGGAGATGAAAGACATTCGCCTCGTGGCGCCGCCGGAATTTACGAGCCCCGCACAAGTTCAGGCGTCGGGCTTGCCGAAGGGCTCGCCGTTCAAGTTTCAAAAACCTGACGGCACATTCGGGATCAAATACGTGCCATGAACGACTGGGTTGCCACATATACGACCGATCCAGCGACGGGGCGCCAGATCACCCGGATCGGCCCCGCGGGGAGTGGCCCGCCGACGCAGGCACAGCAGCCCGGCGGCGACCCGTGGGCAGCGTTCCCCGACGCTGCGCCCGCTGTGCCCGCTGCGCCGGCGACCAGTGCGGCGAAAGGCGACCCGTGGGCAGCGTTCCCCGACACGCCACCCGAGGCAAAGTCTGGAAGCACCCGCACGGTCGGCACCGGCGAGGCGATCGGCGCTGGGCTTGCGGAAGGGCTGACCTTTGGACTTGCGCCGGCAATGGCTGGCGTCGCCGAGACTGGCGGCCCGGTCACGCCGAGCGGAAGCGAGGCAAGCGACGCGGTGACTAAGTTTTTGCTCGGCGCGGGACACATGATCGCGGACAAGTTTTCCAATCATCCTGACCCGGCCGTGACCGAGGCTTACAACCGCGGCCGCGAGGCGGCGCTACAGAACCAGCAACTCGCGCAGGAGCAACATCCCTATGCGTTTGCCGGCGGCCAGCTTGCCGGCGCGCTCGCTGTGCCGATCCCTGGGCTTAGTGCTGCAAGGGGTGCGACCACGCTCGCAAGGGTCGGGCGTTCGGTCGGCGCGGGTGCTGTCGGCGGCGGTCTGTACGGTGGCGGCTCGGCGGTGAGCGAAGGCCAGGGCGCGGCGGGAATTGCTACGGGCGCGGCGCAGGGGGCGGGCGCCGGCACGCTGTTTGGCGCGGCCGGCGCGGGCGTCGCCGAGACTGTTTCCAAGGTCGCCAATCGCGTCGGCTCGCTGTTCCGCGGTGCAGTAGGCGACGAGAGCGCGAAGGCCGAAGCGGCGCGCAAGATTATCGAATCGATCCGCGCCGACCACGCGGCAGCCGAGGAGGCGGGACGCTCGATCCGGCTTGATCCTGAGGCAATCGCCCAAGCAAATATCGCTGGAACGCCGCGCGCCATAGTCGATACCGGTGGCGGGCGGACCCGTGCGCTATTCAGTAGCGCCGCAAACCTCTCGCCTGAGGCACGGCAGGCGGCCGAGGACTTCACGCAAAAACGGTATCGGCAACAATCGGAGCGGGTCGCGCCCTATGTCCGCGATCTCGCCGGCGGTTTGGCGGCGGGAGATGATGTCGAGAAGATCAAGGCGGCGGCTCGTGTGCTTAACAAGCCGCTCTATGACCGGGCCTATGCCCGAGGCGATCGGCCGATCATTTCTCCCAAGCTAGAACAACTCATGTCTAGTGATGCCATTCCGCAGGCCATGGCGGGTGCGGTCAAGAGCGGCCGCAATCGTGCGGCGCTCGACGGGTACGGCGCGTTCAATCCGAAAGTGCAGGTTACGCCTGACGGCCGTGTTGTGTTTCAGCAGGGGGCCAAGGGGCCGCCGACATATCCCAATATGCAATTCTGGGACTACACGCAGCGCCAGCTTCGCGACATGGTTAGTGTCGCCGAGGCTAGGGGGCGCACCGAGGAGGCGGCTACGCTCGAGGGCTTGCATCATGCACTGGTAACCGAGCTCGACAGGCTGGTCCCGGAATTCGGCAACGCGCGAGGGATAGCGGCCAAGTTCTTTGGCGCGGCAGATGCGCATGACGCTGGTGCAAAATTTGTCATGCGCAACCTAGATCCGAGAGAGGCTGGAAAATTGCTCTCACAGATGTCGGCGCCCGAGCGCGAACTCTTCGCGCGGGGCTTTGCATCGCGCCTCGCTGACAAAATCGAGGAATCCGGAAACCGGAACAACGTGCTTGACAGTATTTTCCTCGACAGCCCTCTGGCCAAGCGCAAGATCAAAATGGCATTGGGGGCGGAGCGCGCGGATAGGCTCGAAGCTCTCCTGCGTACCGAGGCGTTAGTCGATAAGGCGCGCAAGGAGCTCGGAGGCTCGCCCACTACGCGCTTGCTTGCCAATCTTGGCAGATCCGCCGGTCATGGCGCTGTAGGGGCGGGCGCGGTAGGCACGTTGGAAGCTATCAAGGAACATGATTTCCAGCCGTCGCATGTCATCGCTGCCGCGCTCCTCTTTGGGGCGGTTCGTCACGGCGCACATGTAGTCGATGATCGCGTGGCTCGCCACGTAGGCAATTTGCTTATCTCCAGTGATGCGCGCGAGCTCCAGCGCGGCTTGGAAATCGTCACTAGAAAGCCCGTACTCATGGATGCTCTGCGGCAGGCGACTGCCGGCACTGCTCGCGTCGGCGCACACGATATAGGGACTCGGAAGGCGCTCGCTGGTGGCGCTGCTCTGCTCGAGAGCTCGCTCGGCTCCGACGAGAGCGGGCACCATGGGATCGACACGCTCTCTGACCAGGTAGGACAATAGGCGCTTAAACAATGGCCGGCACTCTCCCAGGCATTCCGCTGTCGCAGCAGTTCAGCGCGATCGGCCAGCCGTTGGCCGGCTGCCTGCTGTACATTTATGCCGCGAATACCACAACGCCGCAAGACAGTTTCCTCGACCAGGGATTGACGCTGAAAAACCCGTGGCCGCTGGCCGGCGACAACAGCGGCCGGGTGCCGATGTTCTACCTCGCCGATGGATCGGTGCATGTGCGGCTGACCGACAGCGGCGGCGTTGTTCAATTTGATTACCCATCAATGCTCGTTATCGGCCCGTCAACCGGCGGCGGAGGAGGTGGGGGCAGCGTCGACCCAACCACCATATTCCAGACCGGCGATGTCATCTGGCTTGACCAGAGCGGTACGCGCACCGGCTGGGTGCGTGACAACGGCCGGACCATCGGCAACGCGGTGAGCGGCGCGAGCGAGCGCGCCAACGCCGACTGTCAGGCGCTGTTCGTGTTTCAGTGGAACACCTACACCAACACAATTTGCCCGGTTGTCGGCGGTCGCGGCGCAAACGGGCTCGCAGACTTCAACGCCGGCAAGCAGATCACGCTGCCCGACAAGCGCGGCTTTTCGCCGGTCGGCGACACCGCGATGGGCAATGCCGACACGGCGCGGCTCGCCGGCGTGCCATTCTCACAGGGCAATGCGACAACGGCGGGTTCTCAGGGCGGCGAGGCGACGCACCTTCTCGCAACCACTGAGATGCCGTCGCAAAAACACCCGGCGTTCATCTCCGACCCGACGCATGCGCACACCACCACCGCGAACAATCTCAGCATCTCCTACGGCGGATCTGGTGGAAACAATTCTCCCCAGTTTCAGGCGGGGTTTAGCACGGGTACCTCACTTACTGGCGTGCGTGTGTGGGATGGCGCAACTTTTGACACAACCGCGGTGGTCGGCGGTGGCGGGCCGCACAACGTCACGTCGCTTTGCGTCGTTGGTTCATTCTTCCGCAAGCTGTGACCATGGGAGGCTAATGTGTATGCAAGTCAACTCCTGTTTCCCCAGGTCACCAACCGCGAGAGTTGGGCGCCGATCATCGAACTGCGCGACGACGACACGGGCGATCCGATCGACCTGTCGGGACTGACCTCGATCCAGCTTGAGGTGCGCATCATCGGCCGCGGCGTTGGGCATTTCTCGACGCCGATGGCGCCCTGGTACGACGACCCGCCCGACGCTTTCCCGGTGCTGACCGCGTCGCTCGGCAACGGGATCACGATCCTGGATGTGGGATATTTCCAAATCGTGTTTCCGGAAACGAAAATGCGCACGCTCAAAGCCGGAACGTACCGCGTCGGCTGCACGGGCTCGGATGGCTCGGACCAGGGCACGCGGCAGATCTTCATCGCACACCTGCCGGTGATCGACGGCGGCGTCACCTATTGAGGAGGCGGCAATGCTGCCCTTTGCCTATAGGGTCAATGTCTCGGCTGCCTTCCCGACCCAGGTGGTTGGCAAAGAGGGCGTCGAGGTGTCGCGGGCCAACGGCATCTACACGATCGGTTCGGCCTACGAGACGCTGGCGCCGCTCGGCTCGGTGCCGGTTCCGGCGCAGAAGCTGCTCAAGGTGTACGACAGCATCACCGGCATTTACAACACGCTGCCGATTTCGGTGCTGCCGAGCGGCGGCGGCGGCGGCGGTTACAATATCGCCACTGTGTCTGCCGGCGCTGGCTATCTCGCGGTAGCCACGGACGATCTGATCATCGTCAATAAAACCAGCGGCAGTGCGACAACGGTAACGATGGTTGCTTCCGCGACCCGCACCCGTGGCCCCGTTCAAATCAAGGATGGCAAGGGTGACGCCGACACGAACAATATCACCGTATTGTTCAATGGAACGGAGAAAGCCGACAATTTTACCTCGATCATCATCAGCACGAAATTTGGGTCTGTCTCTCTCGCACCCAACCCGATCGGCGGGTGGGTCGTCCTGCTCTTTGGGTAACGACATGAAACGCATCCTATTCACACTCGCGGCGCTCCTGTTCTCGACGCAGGCATTCGCGCAGGGTCAGTTGCCGGCGCATTCCGTATGGGGCAACCCAACGGCCTCGCAGGCGCTGCCGCAGGCTACGGCGACACCGAATATAACGGGGCTGACGCTCTCCGGCATCACCGGTGCGACGAGATGCTTGCATGTCGATACGAGCGGCGTTGTGTCTGGGACCGGCGCCGACTGCGGCACGAGCAGCATACCAGCCTTGGTCAGTACCCATTTGTTCGTCGGCAACGGCAGCAACATCGCAACTGACTTTGGCGCGCTGGCAACATTTGCCAGCACTGGCGGGCTGACGATCGCCCCGACGAGTGGCACCGTCCTGACGCTTACCGGCCCGCCGAGCACGCTCGCGCGCGCACTCGACATATCGCAAAGTTTTGCTGGCACAGGGTCAACTACTCAACTCAACAATATCGCGATCAGCGATAGCGCTAATCTCGGGACTGGGGTCGGTAACGGATTTAACATCTCTCATCTTTATAGCGGCGGCTTTGGCTCGCGACAGGCATTTCAGGCAGGATTTACGTTGGTGGGGCCATCGAACGCTTCCAATACCAAACATTTCTATGCAGCAGCACAGTTTGGCGCGATGGCCAACACCGGCGATCGTGGAACTGATACAACAAACGTCAACTCCAAAGGTTCGATAATTGCCCTCAATCCCGCCGTAACGCTCAACAGCGGAGCGACGAACCTTGCCGAAGCATCAGGCATTCAGGTGACGATGTTCACGTTTGCCGGATCATCGGTGGCGCAGCGCACCGGCATCGAGATCAGTGATAATAGTGGAGCCGGTGGTATCCAGGGTGCCGTGTTAGATGACGCCATCGCATTGGGCAACATAGCAGGTTCTGCAGGATGGAAATGCGGCATCTGCTTTGACGCAACAAACTTTGCGTCACCACCCCTCGCGGCGACCGGAACTGCAATTGCCACGGTCGGGTCGCAAACTTTTGCCACCGGCATTGATTTCAGCAGCGCAACGCTGACTAATTTCTTGAAAGGGCCGGGCGGGTTCTTGGTCACCGGAAGCGGCAACGTCGGAATTGGCCTCGTTCCTACCGTGAAGCTTCATGTTCAAGGAACGGATACCGTAAATGCGCTTGTAATCAATAATACGGCAGGGCTAGGTACTTTCCTAATGCGCACTTCTAACACGGGTGCGGGGATTTTCGATCTCAACGACGGTTCAGGTGTTCTACAAGTAGAACTCAGAGGTGATACCGGGACTACGCTTTTCAACGGTGGACCGGTATCGATAGGTGCCGGTTCTTTTACCGGTATTTCTGGAGAATTGGGATTTAAGAGGGTCATTGATCCGAATACAGCCCCTGGTGCGGGCGTTCTTAAATTCACGGTCGTGGCGGGAACAACCGGTGGCTCCTGCAAGATCGTGGCGCGAGCCGGCACGTCGGCAACGCCGGTAACATTGCTCGACAATATAGGATCGGGATGCTGATGGACGAGCGCATCACCAAGTTTCTGATGACGGCGTTGACTGCGGCAGCGGTGCTTGCGGCTGCCATCGACGCGGGCCGCGCGCAGCAACCGCAGTTCACTCCCGCGCAGCAGGCCGCCGCCAACCTCGGGCAGCAGATCGGCGTGCTGGTCGCCAACAATGCCGAATTGGCTGATCAGGTGCAGAAGCTCACGGTGCAACTGACTGCGGCGAATGCCCGCGTTAAGGCGCTGGAGGACAAGTACGAGCCGAAGGAACCGCCAAAATGACCCTTCCACGACCCGTGCTGCGCGAGGGCGATTCCGGCCCGGCGGTCGCCTACCTGCAGACGCTGCTGCCGCACGGGTACGATGGCGATTTCGGGCCGATCACCGACAGCGAGGTGCGTGAGTTCCAGCGCACGCGCGGGCTGCCGGTGACTGGCGTCGTCAATGATGACACCTGGGCGGCGCTGGAGGCCCATATGCCGCCGACGCTGCCAAGCCTGCCGTCGAGCTCGGTCGCAGCCATCATGCTGATTGCGAGCCGCTCCGAGGTCGCCTCCTATTCCTGGCGCGACCGCGGACAGGCGCCGGACGGTTACACCCAGGGCATGGCG